TGCAAAGTAGCCGCCGCGATTGGTGTTCATCGGTGCAAGGGATAGCGCAAACCAACTTGACCCGCCACTGATATAGCAGTTCTCGGTGATAGTGGCGTTTGCGTTAAATGACGTAATGCTAGTTGCGGATAAAATCACACCGCCGATATTACCTGCACCATTGGCCGACTTACCAACTGTTGCTCGAACGGCAGATGCACTACCGACAGTGCCGTACTCAAATCGCAAAAACAGCGGCTTGGTCGCTTGCAGCGAGTCGTTGAAGCGATAAATCTCACCACCTGTCGCAAACGTCCCATTAGCAGGCGACGCAACCGTCGCCCAATCAATGTCATTAGACTGCGGAACACGGGTTAAAATTGCGCCGATCTGCGTTGATAATGCGCTACCCCACGCTCTAAAGTTTTCGACACTAGAATTGCTTAGCAGTAAACCGAAAATAGCCTTAGCCATTAAAATCCCCCTTGATAGCCAATCTCAAAAGAAATCGGTGTTGTGCTTGTGCTTAAATTTGTGATTGTGTGGAAAAGTTCTGATGCAATGATTGGTAAGACAAATGGTTTTCTAAGATAATCACCCAAGAAGCCCACTGTGGTGATGTATTCAAGAATCACTGGTGCTTCATCTGTTCTTGGCATTCCAACGGGTCTGTTCAAGTCACCATCACGATCTTGTTCTGTCAGATACACTCTCAATCTTGCTGCTGTGTTGGCATTCACCATTACGGGAATGATACTCAGAGCATCTATCTCAAAGCTGCCTGTTGTATTTTCGTTTGGGTTGAGGGCAGGTGCTTCAAGCACCTGTAATTTCGTTTCAGCATGATGCCTTAGAATTTGCCCAACACTGATTGCTTTGTCACCAACCTCACCAGTTGGCATCTTTATTTCGTTTGTTACGTTGTCAACCAAGTCGGCTGCACTAATTTTTAAACCAGCCATCAGGCACTCTCTAGCAAAGTAGGTGTTGATTCAAAATTGACGGTAGCACCGCTATCCCAAAGCCAACTGTTGATTTCTTCTGAAAAAACCCAAAATCCATTTTCAAGGTTTGTGAGTCTTTCAGCACCACTGTATGCAACGATCTTGTCTTTGTAGTTATTCGCAACAGATGTAATGTCTAACGATACTTTGCTTTCAATCGTGATGTAGAAGAAGTCAGTATCACCCTGACTCAGGGCTTCAACATAAGACTCATTGTTATATTTTGCTTTTACGACAATGTAATCTGGTCTGTATTGTTGCTGGAGGGCAAGTTGGCAATAATCATAAGCAGCACTATCAATCGCCCAACCAGCACTCAATAAATCAGTCAATTCAACAACAATTGTGTCACGTTGCTGTGTGGTGGCTTCTGCAACAAAACAAGGTCTATAAATACCTTTAATTGTTGTGTCGGGTGGATTTCTGCTTACTGTTATCATTTTAGGCTGCATAATATCTATGAACTTGCAGTTCGATGTTATAGATTGACAGTGTGCCACCATATGCTGTGATCTTCATAATTCCACCGTTTGCAACAAATGTATCAAGACTGTATCCCGTGCATTCAATGTTTATGTCATGCTCAATACCAGCACCCTTTGGTAACACTAGGGTTTGTTTAAAAATTACACCAACAGCACCACCGACATCAATCCCAAAATCTAGGTAGGTGTCTGCCAATGATGGCTTAATCTTACATCTCAAACAAAATGTGTATCCATCGCCAACATTGATAGGAGTTATCTTCGCCGTTGCACTATTCCAAAATGATGTTACACCAAATGGGATGTAGGTGTTTATTACTGTTGCAGCATTGTTGTTTACAGTGGCAGTCACGCCATTTGCAATTGATAGTGGGCTTGCATCTGTATAGATGCTGTCGGTATAACTAGCCCAACCTGTTAGCTTTTTTGGTGCATCGCTAGTGACAAAAGTTGCATCAGTGAAGGTGGTTTTAATTGCATTGTTGGCTTCATGTGTGATTGCAGTGATTTATTTCGCATCACTACCATTGACACCATTTGTGCCATTCGTCCCTGCTGCACCTGTAGCTCCAGTAGCCCCTGTGAGGCCAGTTGCGCCACGAATATCAACGGCATTACCAATGATGGTAGTTAAGCCAGTAGCACCGATATAACTGCCTGACGTTGGTTTTGTGCCTGCACCATCAGTCCAATCTGCAATCTGCAATACGCGCCTATCGCCATCATTGACAACAGCTAGAATTGGACTCCATCCTTTCTGGCCTTGTGCGCCTGTAGCACCCGTTAAGCCTTGAACGCCTTGAATGCCTTGTGCGCCCGTAGCACCTGTTGCCCCAGTAGCACCAGTATCACCCTTCGCACCCCGCATAAACGGCAAGAAGTTATCAATCATGGCTTGGCGTGGCAGACGCTTCGTAACCCCGTCATCTAGGATTAGTACAAAGTCAGATGAGTCAAATGTTGCTGAAAGTGCAATTGGTAGTTCTGTTGTTTTAATTTGGGAAGTCAATTACAATCTCGCTGTTCAGTGTGCCGTTATTTGAGGGATAAGAACCTTGAATTTCAGCCCTGTCAATTGTGTCAATTTCTGTTTCAATTGTGGTTGTGCAGTAGCAAGTAAGCTCAAGAATGCAAGCAACATACCATTTTGTATCTCGTTCAACACCAACACGCTGAATGCCGTCAACTTCTTGAATGCTAAATCCATTTTTATACAGAGCCACATTACCGAGATGTGTGTTCAGCAGGGCTTTCATTTTCTTGGCATCAGCGTAGGCAGTTGACTTAACATCACCAAAAAACTTCAATCGAATAGAAACAAGCTCAAGCTGTTGTGTAATGCGATTTTCATTTGTATTGAGCAAGAAGTTGTGGTGTGTTTGACCTACATCCATTTGACGCAACACTGTCACTTCACAGTATGTGGACTTTGGCTCGATGCCATTGTACCAAGACAGCAGATATTGATAGGGCATAACTTGCTCAAGTGCCGAGATGATCCGTTCTTCCATCAGACATCATCCTCTCGAATGCAGATTGCTTCACAGTGATCCATAACACCCATTTCATAATTGAATGCCATCTTCACTTCCCAACGCTTCCCTTTCCAAATCACAACATCTGCTTTGGTTGGGAGATTCAATCCCTCATCAGCCATCTTTAATTCTTGTACAGTGAATACAAGGATGGCTTGTTTCGATCTATCACCTTCTGGTAACAGATTCATTCGATTCATCTGTAGGGCTGGCTGCACATTTGCAACCATGTTCAAGACTGTTTTAGGGCTTTCAACGGGCTTACCATGAACGATAGTTTGACCACCTGTGTCACGTTCAACTTGTATGGTTGTTCTTCCGACACGTCTTAGTGGTGCTACGCTCATGCTATTTCTTCTTTGGTTTGTATTCGTCTGATTGTGCGTTCTTCAGAACTTTGCTTTCTACAGCAAGGTACATAAAGTTGGTGTCGCGAAGGATTGACATGTTTGCGCCACGCTTTTCTTTTCGTTCTAGTGTGAACTCGTGTAGCTCTTTAAAGTTATTGTTGTCAATAGCCATCCTGACAGTCCACTCAAGCATTGTAGCCAGTCTGCCCAGATCGTCATCCATGTTCTTTCCGGCAAGTACATCAAGAAAGAATCTCACAGCAATCTGCTTAACTAAAAGAATGGCTGCCGCGATTGATGAGGTAAAGAATGGTCGGGCTGGCATTTTTCTCTTGCCGCCTTTTTTATCCTTCACCACATCTAAGCCAAACTCGTGAATCATTGCTTGGTAAGAAACAAGCCAACCAGCCCTTCCGTTTGGGTCGCCAACAGGGTAGGTTCGGGGAGATAGGTAGCCCCATTGAATGTGACGACGATTGATTGTCTTGCAGCTTTTCTTGATCTTATCAATCTCTGAGAAGTCAACATCCCATGTCAACCCCTCAAACTGAGCAATCTTCTTACGCCTTCCCATTACAGCATATCCTGCCACTCAAGAGGTTCTTCAACAGCACCCTCACGCAACACTTGACGTTTATCAAACCAATCAGGCTTACCATTCTGCTGACCACGATAAAACGGCTGGTCAACAAGATCGGGGTTAAGGAAGTTGTCTGATGACAGTGTGCGATTGATGCCACCAAAGTAGCTAATCGGATTTACATTATTCAGGTTGAAATCTTTGAGTTTGCGATCTAGTGCATCAGCATAATTGCGATAGGCTTCTGCACCGTACACATCAATCTGACCAGCACGTTCTCTTGTGCGTCTTGCCAACTTGAACAGGATGGCTGATGCTGCTGCTGTAGTGCATTTGCGAATGTTGCCATCGTATTGTGTCAGATAGTAGAGATAGTCATTGTCTGTAAGCCAGATTTCAAACTCATCTGTATCGCCCACTTCCAAGCGTACAGCATCAACTGGATTGTTTAGTGGGTCGTTTGTGTACATCGTATTCCATCCATTGTTTTTAGAAACAAACGAATAACGCTTGCTTGTGAAAACAATGGGGGAAAGCCTGAGCCTTCCCCGCTGCGATTAAGCCAACACCAACTTCTTCAACACTTGTGGTTGAGTTGGGAAGTAGAGATGGCTAAATTCCATTTCCATTTCAATGCCTTCGTCTTTCGGCATATCCCACTCGTACAGGTAGAGTTCTGAACCAACTTGGTTAGCACCGCTGAACTTGTTGCTGTTGCCGTAGTAACCGCGGAACAGATCGTTCACGCCACGAATCAGGGTGTGACCTTCTTCTGCATCAATAGCGTCTTGGACAACGATAGAGCCGTCAGCTTGAGTGATGTTGAAGGTTGCGTCATAGGTCATGAAGCGGATGCCTTGAAACTCAAACACATTGCTTACGCCAAACTGCTCGTAAGTAGCACCACCATCCAAGTAGTAGGCGCGATCTGGTTTTGCCATTTGCAAGTGTGCGTTGACAACTTGTGGGTGGGCAATCAGAGCATCGAAGAATGCAGTACCAACCATCACTTCAACAGCACGGATAGTGCCACCAGTGCGAAGCGATTTAACCAGCTTAGTTTTCAGTTCACGACATGCTTTGATTACGTCAAAGTCTGGGTCGGAAAGAGTCCAAGTGATGGTTTCTTGTGTCAGACCAAACATGTCAAACATGTTAGCAACGACACGACCAGACGGGGTGATTGACAGACCTTTAACGGCAGACAACTGCATGTATTCTTTGGTCATGTCGTAAGATTGACGCATTACCTCAATCTTATCCATGCGGATGTTTGCAGCGGTTTCAGGGGTCATGTCTGTGCCGCGTTGCACATAGCCCTGAATATCTTCACGAGTGATATAATCACTAACTTTGAAGTATGGTAGAGCCAGTGAATAGACATCGCTTTCACGAGGGCTGAGCTTCTGGGTGTCACGTTGACGGCGTGAACGCTCATTCAGCAAGGTGATTTGGTAGTCCGATTTCTCAAACTGAATCGCGTCTTGGCTAGTGCCTTTGAGGTTGAACAAACCAGAGTTGCTGATGAAGCCAAACTGACTATCAACATTCTTGATTTCATCAGTCCAATCAATTAGACGATTGCCATTTGCGAGTTGACGAGTAACTGCCATTTCTTGTTATTCCTTAGATTTGATCAATGAGTTGGATGCCAGCGGCTTCCATCGAAGCATATACAGCGGCTTTTTGTACGTCGGTAGTGCCAGCAGGGAACACCAAGAATTTCTTGCCTACAGCGGCTTGACCACGATACAACACAACAACATTGGTGTCGGTGTTGGCTGCAACAGCTAGGTTGTCTGGGTCAAGTGCGTTGTCAGTACCAATGAAGATACCTGCGAACAATTCAGCACCACCAGTACCAGCAGGATTGATGATTTGGTATTTGCCAGTTGCAGTCACTTTAGACAGCACCTGACCAATCTTATAGGTGGTTGCAGCAGCTTGACGTGCAACAACAGTTTCACGGCAATAGCCAGTTTCGGTGCGATCTTCAAACTGAATGATGTTGCCAAGACGAACGCCACCACGATTTAATAGAGAAGCCATTATTTTTTACCTTTGATTTTTTGAGTTGTGAGATTCATCATTTCGGTTGTGAAATCTGTTGGGGTTGCATCTGCTTCTTTTGTACCAACTTCTTCAAAGCTTTGCTCTAAGGCAACATTCTTTTGCTTGAGGTTAGCGACAATAAGATCAAATGCGGCATCTTCTAGTGCGGCAGTGGCATCAAACATGCCCTCTACAGCATCAACATCCATAACTGCTGTCAGTGATGCCAAGCGTGAAGCCTTGCGTTGTTCTGCTTTGTATGTAGCCAATTCAGCAACTGCTTCTTCAAACTGGGAAGCAAGAGCTTCTTTCTCAGCTTGTAGCACCTCTAAAGCGGCATCTCGATTTGCCAGTGAAGTGGTTAGTTCTGCAACTAAATCCTCAGCACTGAGCTTGGTTGGTTCTGGCATCTCTGCCTCCTGTGAAAGTGCCGCTTCCGGCTGTTGTGGCTGCTCTAGCATCTCTGCTTTTTGTTCAGCCTTCTTTTTAAAAAGAGTTGCTAAAGACATAATCTAGGAAGTCCTGCTTTGTCATAATCTTGTCTGCTAAACCAAGTTGTAAGGCTTGTTCTGGCAGGAATACTTTTGCTTGTGTGTCTTTTACGGCTTGCTCTGACATGCCGCGATGTAGGGCTACATGCTCAACAAATTCTTGGTAGAAGAAGTCAACACCAGCTTGTAAATCTGCAATGAAAGATTCTGTGAAGTTGCCTTCTGCATCAAATGGAATCTTGCTTTCGCCAGCATAAACAAATGTTCGCTCAAGCCCAATCTGACGTTCAGCTTTGATAGTGTTCATCAATTGAACAACAACACCAATTGAGCCAACTTCTGCCATTGGATTTACAACAATTTCATCAGCAATTGCAGCCCAAGCGTATGCGGCACTAGCAGCCAATCCGTCAACATAGGCAATAATTTTTACATTGTTGTCATTGGCTAGTTGCCTTACTTCATTAGCTGCTTCAAAGCAACCGTAGGCTTCACCACCACCACTGTCAATGTCTAGCACCAATGTCTTGATTCCCTCAGCAACAAGAGCATCAATGTCCATCGTCAGGCTTTGGTATGAGCAGCTTTCTTCACCGCATTCAGGGGTGTATGCAATGTTTGTCAATGCGCCTTCAATTGCAACCAAGCCAACACCAGAATCCCTATCTAGCATTGGTCGACGTGGCTCAACCTTGTTAGCGGTTAGTCGCATTTCCTTCCTGCCCGAATTACGAGCTTCGAGGTAATGCAGCACACTACCTAATGTGATTGGGCTGATGAGTTGTGGTCGATTGCACAACCGCTGTGTGAGTCGTAATAGCTCATGTGCCATTAGTCATTTTCCTTATTAGCTGCTGAGTTATCATCCTCACTCACTTCGTTTGCTGTACCATTCAAGCCACCTGTGTCACTAGCATAACCAGCACCAGATTTGCTATCTTCCATCTTCTCAGCACCAAGCAACTTATCGAGTTCTTCTTGAGTTGTGTCGTCTGGTACGCGATCAGGGAAACCCATCATTTCAGCAATATGATTGGCGTTTTGAACAGTCATCACAATGCCTTTTGTGGCTTTGATCTGCTGGAATGCTTTAGCCCAAGTTGCAAGGTCTGGTCGAGATAGGTTGCCAAAAGCAATCTTTGGGCATTTGGTATCATCCCAACCATTCTTGCGGAATAGATCGGGAATCAGGTTGTAATTCAACACATCAAGGATTTCTTTCAATCTGGCTTCTACAAGAAGCTCAAGCATTGTTTCCTTTGTGGCGATTACGTTGTAATTCCCAGATTTTTGACTGCCCATTTGCAATACGTCTGCAAACAGGGCTTGATAAATCTCGTTGGTGTAGCGTTGAATGATCTCAGACAAGGCAGAAATGTTGCTTGAACTACTGCTCATTAAGTCAACATCAAACAAAGCATTACCGTTTTCATCACGATCAGATGGGATAACAAAACCCTGATTCTCACCAGTGTGGGTGTTGATAACCCCTTCCGTGATAACCTTGAAAACTTGCTTTTCGCTTTCTGTGGCATCAGCACTCATGTACTTGGCTGGCAACTTAGCCTTAGCTGTACCATTCATGTTCTTGGATGTGGCAATAAGCTCAGCATCTAACAACTTCTGCAACATGCGCCAAGACTGATAGCAAGCATTCAGAGGTGATGTGCCTTGAGGATTTCCCTTGTAAGGGTCAACCTTGAATAAAAGACAGCGATCAAGTGGTATGATAGTTTTCTCTGTTCTTGTTAGAGTGTTATTACCAACCCTTGTTTGTTGTTCTATCGCTGTAAAGTCGCGACCACTTTCGTCAGTCAGGAACTTCGTAATGCTTGCCTGAGAACGAATCGGTAGGCGTTTTAAACCAACCTTACCATCATCGTACTTAGAGCCTTTATCTTTGCGACGGAATCTAAACACCTTCTCATGCACACTAAAACCATACTTGTTGAAGCTCATTGCTTCACGAATAAAGTCATACCAAGTATGATCCATGTCGTGCATAACTTGCTCAACAAACTCGGCACGTTTTTTGTGTGTTGCGCTGCTGTTGAATGGCTCTACAAAGAAGGGTGTGCGAGAAGCAATCACATGTACAGCGTTGAATGCTGCTGCAATTGCTACGTTCTGACACATCTTGTCGTAGGTGTAAATGTTCTGTGGAAACACTAAATCACGGCGGGATTCTTCGTAGATTTGCCCTGCTGTCAAGTGTAATCCAGCCCAACCTAATTCTTTTGGTAAGGTTGGTGTTGGCATTTCATCGGGCATTGACTTGTTCCATCCTACCGTGATAAATTGGGAAGCCTAAAGTTAGGCAGTTCTTTGTTTTGAGCCAGCTTGTTGAAACAGTCTGCTGTAGCGTCTACCATCAATTGTATTCACAACAAGTCGTTAATTTGTTGCCGCTAATTAAAGCTGCTACATGTCACCATGCAGATTAGACTATATCTTCAACCAAAAGGGTTGCCCTGTGTTTCGAGTCACTTGACCCTACGCTCGTACATTCATCGGAGCTAGTCGTTACACGGTCACAGTGGTTACACTGTGCTTCGCTCGGTATTGCCTACTAGAGGTTTCCACCGAATTAACAGGGTTTATTGACGACAAGTAGTGTCTATCGTCATGTACAGACTTCCGTGTGCCATCAAATGCTTCAAGCTCATAGAAGAACTCATTGTTCCAATCAGCTTTGACAAAATGTACACTACCATTCTCTGCTGATGCACAAAATGGCTTAAATCTGTTCAACTTACTCTTTGTTCCAACATTGTGTTTCTTTGCACCCACACCCATTTCAGCAAGCTGCTGAATCATGTAGGCTGCTGCAACCTTACCAGCCTGACCACCGTCTTCTGGGATATAGACTTGAACATCACCATACATTGCTTCATCTTCGTGAGCAATCCTAGCAATTTCTTTGATGACATCACCATGACGTTTTCTGTCACGATAGACATCTTCAATAACAAACTTGCCATCCAATGTCTTGGACATCAATACACCAACTGTGTAGTCGGGATCAGGGTTTGTTTCAGTTTTGAGCGACGCAGCCAAGTCCCAGCAGCGTACACGGGATTTGACATCAATTGGTACATGTGTGAGGGGTTCACCTAACCAATCACGCTTGAAGTAGCCAGTGTTTTCTGCACGAGCAAGCCAGTTGCCGTATAAGTCACGTTCTTTGGCAACTCGTGGTAATCCTTGCAGGTTGGCAAGATATTCAGGGTTGTTCTTGAGCAATGGTGGATTGTCGTAAACAGTTGCGCCAATGAATCGAAAACTCTTTGGCAGTATTTCTTCGTTGAAAAGGTGTTGGTATTTTTCAACCAATTCCTCTTTGGTGTTCTCAAAGACATATTTACCGTTGACACGAAGCATCCATCGGAGCTTACCATTCTTTGCTGGGTCAGGGCGACCTTCAACCAACTTACCGTCAATGACTGTGCCTTTTGGATATAGATACCACTCAACCCACTCAAACAAATAGCTATCGGGGTCAGGGTTGCAAGTAATCCAGATGTTTGCATTCATCTTTGCTTCTGTACGAAGCCGTGAGATGAGCATGTCAATTTGATCTTCTGTAAGCTGTGTGCCTTCATCAACCATTGCGCCAGAGATTTGCTTACCACGATAATCTTCTTTGGCTCTATCATCAGCAAAGCCCTTGAAACTAATCCTTGCACCACTGCTGAAAGTGATTTGCATGGGGCGCAATGTTATGCGGCACTTTGGGTCAAATGCTTTGTACAACTTACAGGCTGCATCAAAAGCACCACCACCATCACGCAAGATTGTTTCGTTCTTACGAATCACATAACCAACATAGTTGGGGTCTCTTACCCAGCGTAAGTGCCTGAGCAATCCACCATGAGTTTTTGCAGCACCCATACTACCACCATACACAGTGACAGTGGCATCGCTTTTCAGGAACTCTTGTTGTTTAAATGAGCATGGGCTGAATGGGTTTTCTGACATACATTCTCCTTATGAGAATTTGGCAGTATCAAATTCATGCACATCAAGGTCAAGGGTTTTCATTGCAGTGGCTTCGCTTTCATAGCCCTTGCTCTGTGGGTTGCTAAGTTCTTGGTTGATTTGACGAATACGAACAGTGGTGAGTCGTTTGTTAAGCTCAAGGGCTTCCTCTTTAACCAACTGACCAGTGATTTTCATGTGTGCATCAACAATAGACTTGGCTGCACTCAGACGTTCTTTCAATGGGGCTTGTGTGTTATTCATCACTTCTGCAAAGAATTGTTGTGCAGCAAGAATGCTCTTGTTGCTTTCTTTTAGAAGCGTCTTTGTTGTGATTTCTCGTGGCAGTTTAAGCTCGATGATCTCTGACATTTCTTTTTCCTAAAAAATAAAATAACATGCGCTAGCAAAACACATGATTGCCAATCTCTGCTTTCAAACTTCTACCAAAACGAACACCAATTCTTTTCGTGTTGAAATACAAACTATTGTTTGTAAACTTGGTCTTGGTTTTGATGGACTGTTGAGCTACATGCTGGCTCTTGAGCCATGCTTCACTCTGTTTGGGGATATTGCGTCCGTGTCGTTTAGTCCAAGAGAACTGATGTGGTTCATACACGACATCACAGATTGTCTTGTTACGATCTTTGGAGCGATTGATGATCACCTCTGCCACAGCGTATTGTCCCTTTTCAGGTTCACCGCGAGCTTCCTGATATATTGCAAGAGAAAGGCAGAGTAGGGCGCACCGCTGCGCCCTACAACCCTTAGATGTTGCCACCAGTAGGGGTCAAACCTACGACCTGAGCGTTAAAAATGCCCCGCTCTATCAACTGAGCTATGGTAGCATAAATGGTTGACTAGGCGCGACTCGAAGGTGCGACCAACAGATTAACAATCTGCCGCTCTACCAACTGAGCTACTAGTCAAATGATCGTCGATAAAGCCCAACGACAGGCTACCTCTTTCCACTAAATAGTGGCACTAAATAGTGGCACTAAATAGTGGGTGAGCAATGGTTCTTGTGGATTTAACGTGCAGAAACCACTTTGCAATACAGTATAGAATACCCACACAATTTGAGCATAACTAAGTCATAGGCTTGGTGGGTTCGTTTCGACCCGCGCTATAGTGGCGGAACACTGCTCCCAATGATGTTTTAAGACAGAGGGGACTTTGGCTCGGTCTGGCAACTACCGCATAACGATAGCGTTTCTTGTTGTACACATGGTACATAAGAATTGCAACACTATGCAGTTGCCAGCAGCTTGGAACACAAACACAAAACGTAAAAACCATTTAGTGTTCGCTACAAGTCTCACTAAGTAGCAGCTACGAAAAGGAAAGAAGCTGCATACCCGCTAATCTACAACCAGATTGTTATCCTGTCAACAAATAAATTGTTGTGCTAATGTAACAATCACAGATTGCCTAATCACGCCCCTTTCGTGGCTTCGTGATTTCACCATCAAAATACATCATGGTGGTGAGTAGATGCTGGGGGTCTTTGAAGGTTGTGGTGTTGTCGGAGGAATACTTCACACATTCACCACAGAGATCGTCAAAGTTTTTACGTCTAAGCTCAACTTGACTTAGTATCTTATTGCAAGCCTTGCATCTCATAGTTTGACCGATTTGATTTGTTTGTGTGATAGATAGTACAGCACATTCTGTATTTGTCAATAGGGTTGAACAAAACAACAACACAAAAGGTATCTGGCTAATTTAATTTTTTACTTAAAAGAATTGACATGGTTGCTGGATGTGTTAAATTAGGATCACACAAACGGAGGAATCACCATGAAAGAAATTGTTTGGCAAACCATGCAGTCTGTTCCATATGACAGAGAGATACACCTGAAAGATGATGAGGGTCGTATATATACTTGTCAATACGACAACTATTTCGGTGAGTGGGCTATATATGATGGTCATCAAAACCACCCAATGTATCGCTTGAAACCTATTGCATGGGCTGAATTATGAAAGGTATCAAAACCCTAAACCAGCGTGTTGTTAACAAAGGTGTTGTGTCATACAAGCCTTTGTGTACAATCACGGCTGACGGTAATCCGAAAACACTGATTGATTTGTTGCATAGACAAGGCGTGTTGCAGGGTCATATTGCAAACCCACAAAAGTGGTATGATGATTTGTACAGTTGTGAGATGTTCCACAGTGCTGAATGCACGTTGATGTTGAGTCGGTATGATGGGTAGTGGGTTCAGTGTTGGTCAATTTGTCATTGATGTTCGTGACAACAAAAAGTGGTTGGTTATTAGCAGTCGCCTTGTTGATGGACAGGTTGTTGTAGTGCCATGTACAGGTTACATGGGTGTGATTAGCCATTTGATTGTTGAAAATCTTGTCGGAGTTGAGAAATGAGTGATGTAAAAACAGAAAACCTTTGGTTGATGCATGGTAACTGCCTTGATCGTATGAAAGAAATTCCTGATGGAAGTGTCGATTTGATTTTGACTGATCCTCCTTATGGAACAACTACTTGTAAGTGGGATTCGATTATTCCGCTTGAGCCTATGTGGGAGCAGTTGAAAAGGGTGATTAAGCCAAATGGTGCTATTGTGATGACTGCATCACAACCGTTTACCACTACACTAATTGCAAGCAATATGAAGATGTTTAAGTATTGTTGGGTTTGGGATAAGCGTAGACCGAGCAACCCAATGCTTGCGAAAAAGCAATGCCTAAAAGTCCATGAGGATATTGTTGTTTTTTACTCTAAATTTGGAATATACAACCCGCAGGGAGTATTTATCACTGATGGAAAACCAAGAGGTGGTACTGCGCCAAGTAAAACAGATTTAGGGTTTGGAAAGTCAATTAAGAAGCCTTACAAGCAAACAGTATCAGGATACCCAAAGAGCATCTTAACTTTTGGGACGGATAACTCTAAAAATATCCACCCAACACAAAAACCTGTTGCATTGCTTGAATACCTAATCCGTACATACACCAACGAAGGTGAAACGGTGTTGGACTTCACTCACGGCTCAGGCAGTACGGGTGTTGCTGCTGTAAACACTGGTAGGAAGTACATTGGTATTGAAATGGACGACCACTACTTCAATATCAGCAGAGATCGAATCCTAAACACAATCCCATAACCAAGAAGCCCTGACAGCAATGTTGGGGCAATTTTATTGCATAAAACATTTAATTAAATAAATAATTAGCAAATAGCCGCTCTGTGTTGATGTCAACTGTAGGTTTAGCATGGGTGAAGCAAGCAAACAAGAGCAGTAGTGCTGAACACGTCATACCACTGAAATACACTACGGGGGATGATTATTATTTATTTAGTGTTCAACTGAAATCATGCTTTTGCTTTTCTTGCTAAAACCTTGCACATGTACAAATCAAGATCAAGAGCAAAAAGCCTTTATTTCAGTGTAAAAAATAAACATACTCTACTGTTGATCGTAAGCGTATTTCAGTTGGTTTCATTGATATTGTTATCATCCTTTCCATATAGGGATTGTCTGTAAGTGTAGGATTGTAATAGTGTTTTTTGAGGTGTTTCCCAAAGGCTCTGGGTACATAAAAATTATGCTTGACAAAGCGGAGCATCAATAGTAGATTGAAGCCTCTTTTGTTGTGTTGAGATTGTTGAATGAAGGTTGAAGTGTTGGATCGAATGATGGGTGCTGGTAAGACCAATGCCATCTTGCAGTGGTTACAACCAGAGATGCGATTTATCTTTGTCACACCACTATTGAGTGAAGCTGAGGAACGAATCAATGCTGTAAGACCAGACCTTGCTGTGAAGTGTCCTGAGAAGTTGACATATAAGGATGGTGACACATGGAAGTCATCTAAAGCGGAAGATATGTTGTTGCTGTTATCTGGTCGTGAAAACATCGCTACCACTCATGCTTTACTACGAACATGTGATGTTCGTCACTGGAAGTTGATTCAGCAACTGGGCTACACTATTGTGCTGGATGAAGAAGTTAGTTTGATTGAAGCATTCCGAGATGTACCAAGTCGAGATATGCTTTGGTTGTTTGACAATGGTCACTTATCGCGTGATGATATTAATGGCAAGCTGACATTCCATGATGCGTCCACTGTGCAGAAAGTAAAGTACACAGAAGTCAAAGAGATGTGTGAAAAGGGCATGTTGTATAGTGCCAAACGCTCTAATGGTTTTGTCGTTTCTTGCTTACCTGTTGATGTGTTGATGTGTGCTAAGCGTGTGATTATTATGACCTACATGTTTGAGGGTAGTGTGCTTGAGCGTTTCTTGTCACTGCATGGTGTGCAGTGGAAGCCTTTTACAGAAGTTGAAGTGTTGGATGTGCTACCAAGTAGTGCTGCTCACCTAATCAAGCCTGTGCGAGAGTCGTATTACAAGCCATTCCACAAAATCAGTCTAACTCAAACAGGCTGGAAGAATATGAAGCCAACGGATGCTAGCACTGTTGAAAAGACCCTTACCAACCTTTTCAACAACCATGATGCAGTGGATTGTGGGTTTTCTTTACCAAAAGAATATGTGGTAAGGCTTGCAGGATCGAAAAATAAACTCATCAAACCACATGGCAAGGTACATAAAGAAGGGCGTGAAACTTGGATTTACCCTAAGTGTCGTGCAACCAACGACTACAGCAACAAGAAGGTGATGGTGTATGCTTTGGATGTGCATCCGAACAGTGCTGTAGATGCCTACCTAACAGATATGGGGTTGCCTGTTGATCGTGACTTGTATGCCCTATCACAGCTTGTGCAGTGGCTTTGGCGGGGCTGCATTCGTAACGGTGAGGAAATGACTGTTGCTGTTCTTGCACCAAGAATGCGTAAGCTGTTTGAGAAATGGCTTGCTGATGGATATGTGAATGTCCAAAACAAGCATTCTGAGCCTGAATCAGACAGTGGAATGTCCCATGTCCACGGACAGGAAACTGTTGAAGCTCGGATGCAATCAGAAAATCTTGGTATTGTCTTTGTTGAATCACCTGCTGTCGAAGACAAGTGGGAAGGCTTTGAAGAGGATACGTCTGTAGCTCAAGAGCCTAACACTTTCCCTGCTGAATTTGATTTCGGCATCGGGGATTATGAAATGCCAAAGCTCGACTGGGAAGGCTTTAGTTAAGACTGTTTTATTAGGCTAAAGAGCTTGACAGGAATGTGCAGCAGGGTTATTCTTGCTGCATCACTTAATGGGTTGGAGATTGTTATGAGTGGAATGATTGGTTCTGGTGTTGGTGGCGCAGCAATGTCTGTGGAGTGGTATACCCC